CGGCCATGGCTGTAATCTCGGGCGGCGATCGGCTCGAGCGATATCTTGCGGATCTCTCGCGCAAGGTCAAAAGCGCATCGCAGCTTAAGGTCGGGTTCCTGGAAGGTGCAAGCTATCCGGACGGCACCAGCGTGGCGATGGTGGCCGCCATCAACAATTTTGGAGCTCCGTCGAAGGGAATCCCGCCCCGCCCCTTTTTCACGAAAATGGTGAAAGAGAAATCCGGCAATTGGGGCGTGCAGCTGGCCGAGCTCCTCAAGCGCAACGATTACGATGCGCACAAGGCGCTGGCGCTGATGGGAGAAGGCATCAAAGCTCAGCTGCGCCAGGCGATCGTCGATATGAACGAACCGGCGCTGAGCCAGGTGACCTTGCTCCTGCGCGAGCGCTTCCCGAACCATGACGATATCAAATTCGGCGACGTGCTGCAGGCATGGGCGGACGTCGCCCGCGGCGTCAAGGCGACGATCTCGGGCACCGGCGCGAAACCGTTAATCTGGACAGGAATGCTTTTGGCTTCCATAGACAGCGAAGTAACATAAGCCTTTGCCACTGACACGTCATATGCTAGTTTTCGGCTTATGACCAAAGACCTCACGGGCCAGAAATTCGGACGCCTAACTGCGATTGGCAGGGATGGAAAAAACAAGTTCGGGCATCCTCTCTGGCGGTGGCGTTGCTCATGCGGAAATGAGATTTCGCGACCGTTTCAGCCGATAAAAGAGGGCCGACAAATCAGCTGCGGCTGTGCCCGTGACGAAGGATCGCGCCGCCGAAAAAAACATGGGCGATGGAAAAGCCGCACCTACAAAGCATGGACAGGCATGAAAGCGCGCTGTGCTGGTACGCATGGCGAGGCATCGAAATATTATGAGGGCCGCATATCGGTATGCGATCGATGGCTTGAAAGCTTCGAGAATTTCTTTGCCGACATGGGTGAATGCCCAGAAGGGTACTCAATCGAACGCCAGAACAACGATGAGGGGTATTCGCCCGATAATTGCAGATGGATCCCCCGCAATCATCAATCGAAAAATACGAGGCGCACGGTTTGGGTAAAGGTCGACGGTGACATACTTTGCCTGAAAGATGCTTGTGAGCGAAAGGCTGTTCCATATGCTAGGATCCGCTCGCGCATTAGGAGCGGAATGGATGCACAGGCAGCTTTGGATATGCCGTAGCCATATGTTGGCCTCGATCGGGAGTGAGGTTGAATGACGGTTGCAGTCTATTTTCTCGATCGAGACGAATATCGCCGGCGGGACGATGCGCGCCACGAAGCCCATAAGACATGGCGGTCCGCCCATCCCGACGTCGATATCTCGCAAGGCTGGCCGGCTGAATTACAAGCGCTCAACAATAGCTTCATCGGCCCTGGCGCAATGTATGAATGTTGGTGGATTTTCGACCCAAAAAATCCAGAAGATCAGCAAAAGCGCGAACATTATCTTTCGCAGCCCGACAGTTTCTTCGATCCGAGCAATACCAGCCGCGGCTATCTATCGCCCTATTATTGGCGGCAATGGTCGCATATCCGGCCGCCTTTGAATGTGCTGTGCCCGAATGGCGATCATTGGATTATCGACCAAGTCTCGAGCAATGGCATGGGCTGGCAGGTAACGGGCGATCCGCCATTGATCACGGCCGCGCCAAGCATCCAGACCGGCCGATATCATGGCTTTCTGCAAAACGGTGTCTTCACGGCCGATTGCGAGCGCCCGCATGCTCCAAATGGTGTGCGCTATGACGGCATGCCGGCATGAACCTGCACCAGATCGTGCGCGGTGCCATCGCCAGCGTGAACCCTGACCAGCTGGGGCTAGTCCGGATCAGCAATGGCTATACGACCGCAAGCGATGGCACGCGCAAGCCGAAATATGACGATTTCCCTAATCAAACCATCCAGGAGCAACCGCTATCCGGTCGGGAAGTCGAGCATCTCGATAGCCTGAATATCCAAGGCGTCATGCGCGGCTTTTTCCTCAATGGGAATATTCAAGGCGCGGTGCGGCCAATCCAGGCCGGCGGCGATCTGATCATTGTGCCGAGCGGCACCTATCTTGTCGTGCACGTGTTTGCGACCTGGGCCACCGGCTGGTGCCACGTCGGCGGTGCGCTGCAAATGGACGGCGCGGCGTCGCTTATCGACAAGCCCCGCATTTCAGGATAGGTTGTGCGCCATTCGTCCCTTAAGAGCGGGAGCATGAACCGGTGAGCGCGACAACCACTTTCGTCCAGAAGCTCCTGAATCTCTATTTCAACAATGCGAACGCGGCCAATATCGGCGACGCAACTGGCCTGCGCGCTTCGACCACCGCCGGTTCGCTCTACTTCTCGCTCCATAGCGCAGATCCCGGCATTACCGGCGATCAGACGACAAACGAAATTTCCTACACCGGCTATGCTCGCGTGGCCGTCGCCCGCGGCTCGGCTTTCACCGTCTCTGGCCGCCAGGCCGCCAATGCTTCGGCCATCAACTTCCCGGCTTGCACCGGCGGCTCAGCAACGCCGCTGTTCTGGGGCGTGGGCTCGGCAAGCTCGGGCGTCGGCAACCTCGACATGTCGGGTCCGCTCGGCACCAATCTCGGGCCGTTCACGGGCGCCACGACCGGCAATATCACGATCGGCAATCTTTCCGGTCTCGCCGTCAACGATCAGATTGCATTCTTCGCGACGCCGGGCTCCGTGCTGCCGACCGGCGTTTCCGAAGGGACGGTCTATTTCGTCAAGACGCTTTCGGGCGACGTCATCACCATTTCCGCCACCCAGGGCGGCACGGCGATCACGATCACCCAGGCCGGCGACGGCATCGCGTTCCGCGTGGCGGGCCTTGCCATCTCCAACGGCATCACTCCCTCTTTCGCAGCGGGCGCGCTTGTCTCCCTGCTAGGCTAGTTCCTTATGGCCGCGACCGTCGTCTTTCTGACGGGCACCGGCACATTTACGGTTCCGGCGAACGTCTATTCGCTCCGCGTCCAGGCGATCGCGGAAGGCGGGGCCGGCGGTTCGCGTTCAACCGCTGGCCTCGTTAGCGGCGGTGGCGGCGGCGCCTACGCCGAGCTCTCGAATTACCTTGTCACGCCCGGCCAGAATATTTCCTATGTGAACGGGGCCGGTGGCTCGGGCACCGATACGAATTTCGATAGTGGCGCGCTGATCGCGCAACGCGGCATGCCGGGCACGACGACGGCCGGCGGATCCGGCGGCCTCGCATCATCCAGCACCGGCGATATCGTCTATGACGGCGGCAACGGTGGCACCGCGTCGGGCAATGGTGCCGGTGGCGGCGGCGGCGCGGCCTCCCCTCTCGGCGCAGGCAAGCGCGGCGGCAACACGTCCAATCTGGGCGCGGCCGGCGGCGGCGGAGCGGGCGGACCGCTTGCGACCAACGGCGTCGACAATAGCAGCGGTTCCAATGGTTCGAATGGCGGTGTCGGCCCGGGCAGCGATCCGGGCGGCGTTGGCAGCACCGGCAGCTTTGGCGCCCAGCCCGGCACGAACGGATCAGGCGGCGGTGGCGCAGGCACCACGTTCAAGAATGGCGCCAATGGCTCGCAATATGCGCAATGGACGCAAACCAGCGATAGCGCGGTAGCTGGGCCAGGATCCGGCGGCGGCGGCGGCCAGACCAATACGTCGAGCACGCGCGGCGGCAATGGTGGCGGATATGGCGGCGGCGGCGGCGGCGGCCGTACCGCCGGGACCGGCGCGCCTGGCATCATCGTCATCACCTATACCGAAACCACGGGGGCGATCGCCGGCTCGAGCGTGATGGCAATCGCCGATGGTGCCCAACTCCTCGGCGCCGGCGTCTTGTCGGGCGCAGCGGCTGCAGGCTTTGCCGACGTCTCGGTATTGCAGGGCGTGGGCGCGCTTGCCGGACTTTCGGCCGAGCAGTTCCAGAGCAGCGCCGCGTCCATAATCGGAGCCGGCTCCATGATCGGCGCGAATGTCCTGTCTCTGGCGGATATAGCCGCACTTGCAGCATCGGGCGCATTGGCCGGGCAGAGCACGGCTGGAATATCGCTCGGATCGATCCTGGCAGCATCTGGATCCATGGCAGGCATCGGTGCCGCCGGTATGGCCGCGCAATCCCAGCTGCTCGGTGCGGGCGTGCTCGCCGGTCTCGGCCAGGTCTCTCTGGCGCCGGCCGCCAGCATCGTAAACATCACGCCGATCGGCATCCTGATCGGCGGCACTTCGATCCCGTGGCGCAATATCAACACGGCAATCGGCGCCGGCGCGCTGATAGGCAACCTTGCCATTCTTTCTGATGCGTCCGCCGAATTGGTGAATTTCCCATCGGTCATGGCGCAGATGATCGGCCGGGCGGTGATGAGCATCGCCAATGCCGGCAACGCCGTGCGCCCAGTCACTGAAAGCGAAGTGCTCGCCGCAGTGCGCCGCCTTCTGCTCGAAATGGTGCCTGGCGTCGAAATCGTGCGCGGCCAGGATAACCGGGTGGCAGAACCGGTCGGGCCGGATTTCATCGTCATGTGGGCATTGCATGGGCGCCGCCTCGCCACAAACGAGGACACATGGGATTGGAGCGACCCCAGCCCCAAGACGATCGACGCGCGCCGGCCTACGCAAATGAGCATTCAACTCGATATCCACGGGCCGAGCAGCTGGAATATCGCGATGATTATTTCGACGCTATGGCGCGACGATTATGCGGTTTCGCGGCTTGATCCATCGATCTGCACGCCGCTTTATGCATCGGACGGCCAGCAAATGCCTTTCATCGGCGGCGAAAAGCAGTACGAGAATCGCTGGACGATGACGCTGGAATTGCAGGTCAACCCTGTCATATCGACAGGAATGGATTTTGCGGATACGTTAGACGTCACTTTCATGCCGCCCGTGGGGAGCTATTAGGATGGTTGCCAGCATTCCGGCATCTGCAATCGTAAGTGTCGCGCCCAATGTTATCTCGGCCGGCGGCAACGGCCTCGATCTCGTCGGGCTGTTTCTCACCAACTCCAAACAGGTGCCGATCGGCACCGTCGTCTCATTCGCTAACGCCGCCGACGTCGCGCGCTATTTCGGGCCGGCCACCGTCGAAGCCGCCGCCGCCGCGATCTATTTCTCGGGCTTCGATAATTCGAACATCAAGCCGGCCGCGATCCGCTTCACGCAATATCCGGCCGCGGCCGTTCCGGCCTATCTCCGCGGCGGCAACTTCGGCTCGCTATCGCTGGCCCAGATCCAGGCGCTTACCGGTACCATCACGATCGTGGTGAACGGCCAGACCGTGACGTCGGGCACGATCAACCTGTCATCGGCCACAAGCTATTCGAATGCGGCGCTGCTCATTCAAAACGCGCTCAATGCGAAGGATGCGGCGTTCACCGGCTCGATCTCGGGCACCACGCTAACCGTGACGGCGGTTTCGTCGGGCGCGCTCGCCGTGGGCCAGACGATCAGCGGCGCGGGCGTGACCGCCGGCACGACCATCACCGCCCTGGGCACGGGCACGGGAGGCACCGGCACCTATACGGTCACCCCTTCCCAATCGGCCTCTTCAACCGCGATGACTGCCGGTCCTGTCACCGTCACCTATGACAGCGTTTCGGGCGGCCTGGTCATTACCGATGGCACGCCGGGCGTGAACAGTCTTGTCGGCTTCGCCAGCGGGCCGTTGGCGGCCAGTCTCTTCCTGACTTCGGCAACCGGCGCGGTCCAAAGCCCGGGCGCGCCGATCGGCGTTCCTGCCACGAACATGGCGGCGGTGATCGCCCAGACGCAGGACTTCGCCACCTTCACCACGCTGTGGGAACCATCGACAGCCGACAAGATCGCCTTTGCCGCCTGGGTAAACGGCACCATCGACCGCTATCTCTATGTCATGTGGGATAGCGATGTGACCGTGACCACTTCGGCGAACACGGGAAGCGCCGGTTATACGATCGCGGCCAATGATTATGCAGGAACCGCCCCGCTTTATGTGAGCTCCTCGGATCCATCGAAAGCCGCGTTTCTCATGGGCGCGATCGCCTCGATCGACTTCACTGAATTCAACGGCCGCGCGACGATGGCCTTCAAGACGCAAAGCGGCCTGGCGCCCGATGTCACGAACCAAAGCATCGCCAGCCAGCTGATCGCGAACGGCTATAATTTCTTTGGCGCCTATGCGACCGCAAACGATCGCTTCCTTTTCCTCTACCCGGGCAGCGAGAGCAGCAATTTCCTTTGGATCGACAGCTACATCAATCAGATCTGGATGAATAACGCCTTCCAGCTTTCGTTGATGACGCTCCTCACCAATGTGAAGTCCATTCCCTACAATGCCCAGGGCTATGCGTTGATTGAGGCAGCGCTCTTGGACGTCATCCAGCAGGCGCTTGATTTCGGTGCGATCCGCGGCGGCGTCGATCTTTCGCCCCTGCAAGAGGCCGAGGTGAACGCGGCCGCCGGCTTCGCGATCGCGCCGACGCTCGAGCAGCGTGGCTGGTATGTTCAGGTGCGCTCGGCCACCGCCCAGACCCGCGCGAATCGGGCATCGCCGCCGATTACTTTCTGGTATGTCGACGGCCAGGCGGTGCAAAAGATCAACCTTGCCAGCGTGCAAATCCAATAGAGGGCGGCTATGGCCAACAATAAGACGATCACTGCGGCGAATGCGATCATCCTGCTCACGATCGACGGCGTTTACCCGGTGCCGGTGCAGCTGCAGGGGTTCGCGGCCGAGAATATTTTCGACATTCCCGGGATCGTCACGGCTGAAAGCCAGATGGGCGTCGATGGCCGGCTATCGGCGGGCTGGGTGCCGAATCCCGTGGTGATGACGATCAGCCTGCAAGCCGATAGCGATAGCGTGCTGATCTTCGAAAATTGGTACGCCGTCCAGCAGAGCGATCGCGAAGTGCATATCGCGCAGGGCAGCGTCACGCTGACATCGGTCAACCGCAAATATAATCTTCGCCGCGGCGTCCTTACGAACTGGATCCCGACGCCGGCCGCCCAGCGCGTGCTGCAGCCGCGCGCCGCCCAGCTGACATGGCAGTCGATCACCTCGGCACCGGTCTAATCCCATGGCACGCAAGACTAAGATCGTGACGATCGACGGTGATCCGTCGACGAACCGGGATGCCGGCAAGAATTTCCTCATCACCGAAATGCCGGCAAGCAAGGCCGAGAAGTGGGCGGCGCGCTGCCTGCTCGCCCTGGTCAATGCCGGTTTCGAAATCGACGACAACGACCGCCAGCTTGGCATGGCCGCGATGGCTGCGCGCGGCGTCCGTTCGCTCGGATCGATCGCCTGGCATGACGCCGAACCGCTCCTCGATGAAATGATGGGCTGCGTTCATTATCTGCCGTCGCTCGATGCGCCGGATGTTCACACGCCCTTGGTCGAACATGATATCGAGGAAGTCTCGACGCGCATCTTCCTGCGCGACAAGGTTTTCGAGCTTCACGTGGGTTTTTCGCCGGCCGCCAGGATGTCGATGTCTCAATCGCTGGCGGCGCAAGGTCAGTCCAACTCCGAGACTACCCAAATATAAGCCGTGCGCTCGGCACGGTTATATCAAGCCGGCTGGCGACGCTTCACGAGCTCGATACGGTGCTGTCGGTTGAGGATATGTACGATCTCCTCGAGATCGTGGTAATTGATGCTTGCAATGACGCGCTGATAAGGCTGGCCAGCAAGGAGCATTAAATGGGGACGATCATCGACGAATTTGTTGTCGCGTTTGGCCTCGATCCCAAAAAGCATACCGCCGGCACTAAAGAGATCCTGAAAAACCAAAAGGGCCTGCGCGAAGATGCGATCAAGACATCGCGCGAGCAGGAGGCGCAATACAAGCGCGTCGGCGAGAGTTTCACGTCGCTGAGCCGCCAGGCGGTCGGCTTCGTCACCCTCCTCGCTGGTGCCAAGGGCATCAAGGATCTCGCGGCCGATATGATTTTCGGCGCTGCCACCGCCGGCCGCTTCGCCGCCAATATGGGGATGTCGACGCGCGTGCTCTACGGATGGCAATACGCCGTCAAGAGCGTGGGCGGCCAGGCCGAGCAGGCAACCGCGGCGCTTCAGACCATGACGCAAGCGATCAGCAATTATAAGCTGACGCAGCACACCGGCAGCGATGACGCCGCCTATAGCGCGCTCGGATTCCAGCCGAGCGATTTCACTGATCCTACCGCGATGCTCCTCAAGCTGTCGGCGGCCGCGCAGACCATGGAGCGAACGCGCTTCGTCAACCTGGCGCACCGAATCGGCATCAACGACGACATGATCAATCTGCTCACCAAGGGCCGCGTGGGCGTGCAAGCCTTGGTTGCACAGGGCGAGCGTTTCTCGAATGTAACCGATGACGACGTGCGCGCCGCGCAGCGGTTTCAAGAAAGCCTCAATCGCATTTCGACACTGATCAAGGGCCAGCTGCAGCCTTATCTCACCAAGCTGGTCGACAATTTGAACGGCATTGCAACCGGTGCGGATGGCGGCGAGGCTGCGCTTAAGAAAATCCGGATCGGCTTACTTGCCGCAGCCGGCGCTGCGATTGTTGCCTTCCCTGCCATATCCGGCGCGGCGATCGTCTTCGGCGCGCTGGGCTTGGGGATTTACGGCCTATGGCAGCGCATCGAGCAATATGGTCCGAAGATCATGAAATGGCTCGACGATTTCGGGAAGAAAAACCCGGAATTGGCCAAGGCGTGGCAGCACCTCTCGGATCTGTTCGGCAAGCTCGATAACTGGATCGGCATCAAGCACCCGGGCCAGCTGCTCGCCGAACTCGGCACGTGGGACGGCAAGACGCCGCTCACCGATATGCTGCCAGGCGGTCAGCAACGGACCGGAGCCATTGACGGCGGCCTTAATTCGGCCAAGCGCAACAACCCGGGCAATATTCGCGATGGATCTTTCGCGCGGTCGCAGCCTGGCTATTCGGGCTCGAGCAACGGCTTTGCGATCTTCAATTCGATGGATGCCGGCTATGCCGCGCAAAGGCGCCTGCTCCAGAATTACCTTCGCCGCGGCTATGACACGCCGACATTGATTGCGAACAAATGGGCGCCCTATGGCGATGGCAGCAATGATCCCGCCGCTTATGCGGCCTCGCTCGCCAGACAACTGCATATAGGCGCGAATGATCGCATTACCGAAGCTGATCTCGATCGCTTCCTGGTGGCGCAGGCGCGCATTGAGCACGGGCGCGCCATAGCCGCGCCGACGCATGCCGCTGCTCGGACGACGCACAGCGCCACCGCCGCCCTTCGCTCGCGCGTCGCGGCCGCGGGCGGCAGCACGACCGTCAATCTCAATGGCGATATCGTGATCCATACCCAGGCAAGGGATGCGCACCAGATCGCGAGCAACATCGGTCCGGCACTCAAAAAGCGCGGGATCGTCCAGCAAGCCAATCCGGGGCTGCAATGAGCGCGCTCTTTCCCGACGTTCCGATATTCAGCGGCGTGCCGGCCGTCCTGCGCCAGGTCGGCACGAACCTGATCAATGACGTCATCACCGCGCTGACCGGCGACAGCCTGTTCGGCAGCGAATTCGACGAGATCGAATGGGGCGTCTTCGATCAGGACGGCAACCAGGTGCTCGATCCCGACAGCGTGATCAATCTCGAATATATGAACGAATTCAGGATCCCGGATTACCCGATCGAGCAGGGCGGTTTTGCTAATTATAACAAGGTGGCGCGCCCTTATAATATCAGGCTCGAAGTGGCCAAGAGCGGCAGCATCGCCGATCGGCAGCAGTTTCTCGACGATATCGACACGCTCATTAATTCGACCGATCTCTATACGGTCATCATGCCCGAGTGGACGTTTGAGAACGCCAACGTCGTGCGGCGCGATTTCCGGCGGACGCAGGAATCGGGCGCGCAAATGATCATCGTCGGCCTCGAGCTCCAGGAAGTGCGCGAGCAAGCCAGCACCAGCTTCTCGAATAGCAAGGAAGCCTCCGGCGCGGATACGACGAACAATGGTTCGGTTCAGGCACAAGCGCCAACATCCAAGCAACTCCCGCCGCGAGCTCCAGACTGATGCAAGTGATCCCGCTGCAGCCGGTACCGGCGCAAACCTTCAATGTGACGCTGGGCGAGCAGCTCTGCTCGATCACGCTCTATCAGCGCGCCTATGGGATGTTTCTCGATTTGAAGGTCGACGATAAGCAAATCCTGACCGGCGCCTTGTGCATGAACCTCGTTAAGATCGTGCGCAGCGAATATCTGGGTTTTATCGGCGATCTCTGTTTCAACGACACGCAAGGGAATGAAGATCCCTTTTACGGGCTCTTAGGGAGTCGGTTCGTGCTGCTCTGGCTAGAACCGAACGACTGAAAAATGCTGTAGGACGGCGATCAGGGCCACCACCAGCACAATGATCACGCCTACCCGCTGGCCTTCCGGATTGTTCGCGAAAAGCATGTTGACCAGCTGAGTGGCGAGCCAGACCGCGAGCAGCACGATCAAAAGAAAGACGATCGTTTCCATGGCGGCATAAACGCATCGCCTTCCGCTTGCGTTCCGGATGCGGCATAAAGCCGGCCATGGCGATCGTCCGGCGAAAGATCAGCGTCAAATTCCAGCTGCAGCAAGGCAGCTTCGACGACAAGAAATATGACACGGTGCAGCTGGATGGGCTGCGCGTCCAGGCCATCGTGACGCAAGGTGGATCGCCTTCGGCCGGCGAGGCTTCCATCCGGATCTTCGGCGCGCCGCTGGATGTCATGAACAAGCTCACCATCCTGAAAAATGATCTGGGCGGTATCCCGTCCAAACGCGCCAACATGGTGACCCTGCTCGCCGGCGACGAAGGCGGCGCGCTGGCGCCGATCTTTACCGGAATATCGGCCGACACGTTCGCCGACTTCACCGATACCCCATATGCTTCGCTGATCGTCAATGCGCAGACCGGCATCATCGACCAAATGCGGCCGGTACCGCCCACAAGCTATTCCGGCGTCGTCGATGCGGCCACCGTCATCAAGGGCATTGCCGCGCAGATGGGAAAGCGGTTTCAGAACCATGGCGTTACGGCCTCGCTCGAAAACCCCTATTTTCCTGGCACGCTCGACCAACAGCTGAAAGCCGCGGTGGCGCATGTTCCCTGCAACATGACCGATGATGCCGGCCTCAACGCCGTGATCATCTGGCCGATCGGCAAAGGCCGCAAGGATGACGCGATCGTCGAGGTTTCGCGCGAAAAGGGCATGATCGGCTATCCGGCCTATATGGACAGCGGCATCATGCTGAAAACGCTCTACACGCCCAACATCAACCTTGGCACGATCGTGAAGGTCACCAGCGACCTGGCACCGGTCAATGGCCAGTGGACGGTCAACAGCGTTGAGCACAATCTCGAAAGCGAGACGCCGGACGGCCAGTGGTTCACGTCGTTTCAGGCGAATATCCTTGGTTCGACCGCTCCGATCGTGACGCGCAGTGCAAGCTGATCAATCCTTCGGCGGCCTGGCCACCTTTTTCAGCGCGGGAAACGATTACAATCAGATCGAATTCATCGCGCGCGTCGTGCGCAACCAGATGGCGACGGTGGCGCTCGTGCAAGTGGTGAAGGTGACAGGCGGCGCAGGCGCGGCCGCGATCGCCGGCACGGTCGATATTCACCCGATGGTTGCGCAAATCGACGGCTTCGGCAACGCGACGCCGCACGGCATCATCCACAACGTGCCCTATGTGCGCTGGCAGGGCGGCGCTAATGCGGTGATCATCGATCCGGCCGTGAACGATATCGGCCTGGCGCTATTTGCGAGCCATGACATCTCGAGCGTGAAACGGACGAAGAAACCGGGCAACCCGGGCTCGCGCCGGCGCTTCGATTGGTCGGATGCGATCTATCTGGGCGGCCTGCTTAACGGCATGCCGACGCAATATGTGCGATTCTCGGCCGATGGCATCGAAATCAATTCGCCCACCGCGCTCACGATCAACGCGCCGAATGTTGCCATAAATGGCAACGTCGCAATCACCGGCACGCTCACCGATAACGGGAAGAATGTCGGCAGCACGCATACGCATGGCGGCGTCCAGACCGGCGGCGGTACGACCGGCGCGCCGACCTAGATCTGGTCGATGTTGCGCTTCTCGACCGTGAAGGTGATGGCCACGATCCAGGGGTTTTTCAGCCATTCGCCCGACCCGTTGATCGTATCCCATAGGGCGGCATACATTTCGCGCGCGGTCGCGCGGGCGAGATAGGGGAAATTCTTAATATGATGCTCAACGCCGGGCACCCAAAAGCCAGCCTTGTCATCATCCCAAACGCAGCCTTCGGCGATCGCATCTTCCTCAGTGCATTCCTGCAATCGCTGAACGCGCACGTCCGTCACCATAAGCGTGAGGCGCGAAGCCCAGCGCGGCATATGCATGCCGGCCCGGCGGCGACCAAATGGCGCACCGATCCAATCTTCGGCATTGTGCCAAGTATGATCGGCGCGAGTATAGATCATGCTCCCGCGCTTGAGATCGCGCGGCGCGATGCCATCGAAGGCCGGGTGCGTCGACCATTCTTCGCGCACGTAGAGGCGATCGCCGGGCGCATAGCGAACCTTCTGGATATTGCAGACGAGACCGCGGCGGCTGATGCTGTACCAATAGTTAGGATCGGCAACTGGATAGGGGCGATAGAACGGGCCACCGACCGGAAACGGCTGCGGATTGAGCGCGCGCCGCGTTTGCGTCTTTCGCCCGTCGATCAGCGCGCGAACCATTGGCGCCGAAAAGAGGAGGCCGATATCAGCCACGGCGCGTTCTCCTATAGCTCTCGCGCCGAATCCGGGCACGACAGCGCCGACAGCGCGTTCCGGCGCCCTCACCTACCGGCGCGACGTTCTCTGCGCTCCTCGGGTGCCCGCAGGGCCAAATTTCAGGGGTTCCATGGATGCCTTTGCGCGTGCAGCGCATGCCATCGTCAACGATGGGGCGGTTTTGCATAGATTTTCGCCTTTTTGAGATTGGCCAGGACTTCGCCAGCCAGCTGCGGTTCGCCTACCCACTCCATTGCCCGGGCCCAGGCGCCGCCTCCCGTCCAGCCATACTTATCAGGGCTGTAGGGCTGCGACAGGATCCGCACGCGGCGATCGCCGAATCCGTTCTCCTCGCCGACAATGTGAATTTGTCCGACCTCCTGATCGTTCACCAGGCAGCGATTGTGCCAGCGTTGAACGACGCGCCACGTGCGGCGCATGCGAAAGCGGCGGATCATGCGGGCGATAGTCTTGATCATTGCTTATCGACCTTTCCTTTGCGCACCTTGACCATGCCTTCGGTGCTCATGATCTCGCCGTTCACGCAAACGACCATTTCCTCGCCGCGCTCGTAATGGAATTCATGCCGGGCCTGGGCCGGCCGCTTGGCCACCCCATCGGGCAGGATCGTGCCATAGGGCGTCCGCTTCGTCGCCACGCGCGTGATCGTGCGATGTGTGAGCGGCCGGCTCATTTGACCAGTTTCGCGCAAAAGTCTGGCAGGTTCGTCAGATGCTGCGACTTCCACGACACGCATGCCACTTGTCGATGGAGCTCAAGATTTGCGGCATCGGTTTCGGCTATGCGGTCAATGTCGATCTTCATTGAAAGCGCGCAGCCGGCGAGCACGCCTAAGAACGCCATGAATATATTAGCGTGATATTCCTTCACCGCGCGACTCCTTCCGCAAGCGCCCACATAGCCAGTTCCATGATGCGCGTCGGCTGCGCTTCGCCGGCCTCGATCCGCTGGATCGTGCGGCTGCTCTCCAATCCCAGCCGATCGGCCAGCTGGCGCGTCGAAAGCCCGAGGCGCTGGCGGATCGATTTGAATTCAGCGGCTGTCATGGCGTCGCTTCCAGTTTGTCGCGATGGCGCGTGAGCAGATGGTCTCCCATGCCGATGACCTTCACGCGCTTGGCGCAATAGGGGCAGGCCATCTTGCCGTTGACGATCAGCTTATCGCCGGTCGGCGGCGGCTTCGGTGCATCCTTGATGGCATAGCGGTTGAACCGAGGCACGCGCGGCGCATATTTGTCATCGTGGCGGCATGATGCGCATTGCACCGGATAGCCTTCGTTCCCGCCTAGATATTCGCCGCAAGACGAACAGCAGGTGCCGTCCAGCATCATTTCGGCGGCTTCACCCATTGCAGGCTTCCTTCAGGTTGATATCGCTCATTGGTTGAGCCTCGCGATAAGCGAGCCCAGCACGACAATGGCGATGCCGATCAATGCTGGGGCAACATGGATAATTTCGTCCATCAATCGGTTCCATTTTTGCTGTGTCGCGGCCAATAGGGATTTTCTTCGAGATGGCCTGCCGCGACCATTCCGTCATAGAAAGTCGATCGCTCCTGCGATCCGAGATCCTTCAAGAGTTTACAATTATTGAGCGCGCCTGCGGCGAAGATCAGCGCGCTGCGCTCGCGCGTCGGGTGCAAGCCGCGGCGCATAACCTTCGGAAACTCGTTAAGCGAACAGTTCGCCAGAGTGATGGGTTTCCCCATTATTCGGCACCCATGCCGAGGGCCGCAGCCATCGCCGCAGGATCGCGCATGATCTGCACGACCTCCCACGCCTCGCGCGCGCCTTGATGCAGCTGCTCGCGCGTCTGCCAATCCAAGGTGGAATGAAACACCGCGTGCCGCATCGTGTCTTCGATCTCATCCAGATCGGCCACGTCGGTAACGCCCGTCGCTTCGTGAATAATGAGATGATAGCCGCGCATTTCGTTCTCCCTCGATCAGGTCGGCACATTCGCCGGTGATGTCATCGGTCTATTACAGAACGCATAACGATGCAAGCGCATTTTCAGAATTCCGATGCCGTGATAATCACCAGCCATGCCGGACACGCTCTTGCTCGATCGAACGGACTGGGATCTCGCACTCGACGTTGCGGGAAACATCGCGATGGCAAGCGAGCCTTACGCCGCTTTGCAGGACGTCGCATCGGCTTGCCGCCTGTTCATGGGCGAGCTCTATTACGATACCACGCTGGGCATCCGCTATTTTGATCAGATCCTGGGCAAGTCCCAGCCGATCCAGCTGCTCAAAGCCCAGCTGGTTGCCGCGGCGCTGCGCGTGCCGAATGTGGTGAGTGCGCAAGTTTTCCTGACTTTCGTCGGCCGCGATCGCGAAGTGGGCGGCCAAGTCCAGGTCAAATTGAGCAGCGGCGAGACCGTGATCATTCCGCTCAACCCGCAACCGGATCCGCTCGCGCGGTCGACCAATCCGGCGATTTCGCCCACGCCGACGCCAACGCCTACTCCCACGCCTACGCCGAGCGTCGGCATCCTTGATTTCTCGATCCCAGGAAACCCGCTGATATGACGAAGGGGCTTACCATGAACGCCAAGATAATTGCTTTCGCGCTGGCGTTGCTCGCGCTTTCGCCTGCCTACGCGGCGGACAATTTCCTGGTGAAGGATGCGACCGGCACCACGATTGCCAAGGCGTCGAAAGATCTCGGCGCCGGCGTGCAATCCGACAAGAACGTGATCATTGATTCGACCGGCGCCGAAGTGCTCGGCGCGGCCAGCGCGACGCCTGGCGCAAACACGATCAACCTGCATGCGCTCAATCTCGACACTGCGCTGACGTCGCTCACCAAGGCCGGGGGCAGCACCACGTCGGGCAGCAATGGCATGCTCGGCCTTTGCGCGGTCACCACGTCCACTCCGTCCTATACGACCGCGCAAAACAATTTCCTAAGCTGCCAGACCGATGGCCGGTTGCGCGTAAGCAATGGTGCGGTTGTCACGGCTGGAAGCGCAGCCGGCACGCTCGGCAATATGATGGCGGGCACCGATGGCACGAATGCGCGCTTGCTTTCCACCAGCACCGGTGGCGTGCTCGACAGTCCGCGCACCGGCGCATGTGATTCGAGCGGCACCAATGGCTGCAAGATCACCAAGACGTTGCTTGCGACCAATACGGTTGCGTCGATCTGCCCAGCCACGGCCAATATCATCTCGCAGGAAATCTATTTCACGACCGGCGGCGTCGGCATCAGCCTATCCGGCGATAGTGCGCTCGCATCGGCCACGGTTGGCACCGGCGCACATGCCGCCGATCTCGAATTCGACACGGGCGGCGTGAACTATCCTTTTCCCGTTCCGCAAACCAATACGATCTATGCCTACGGCGCGGCCGGCGTGATCACCTGCATCCAGAAAACCAAGATTTAAGCGCATGAAGCGCCTGCGCTTTTTTGCGGCTCTCGCCGCCCTGGTCGGCACCGCAGTCAACGCCAACCCGCCCATGCCGGGCTATCGCGCCGGCGTGATGAATTTCGGCACGCGCAGCGTGGCAACGCTGCATTATGACGTATTCGGTCCCACGGCGACATCAATCCCGATCCCGGCCACGTTCACCAGCGTAACCGGCGTCTATGCGCTCGGCGCCGGCGGCAATGGCGCAGCTGGCGTTGCGAATACCCGTTCGGGCGCAGGCGGCGGCGGCGGGGCTTTCTGCCAGGCCACGACCGGCTTTTCCGGTTTCGTCGCCGGCGGCACGCTTACCATCCAGATCGGGACGGGCGGCAGCAGCCTGGCTACCTTCCTGAAGGATACGACCAATGCGACGATCGTCCAGGCTGGCGCCGGCGGCAACGCTGCCACGGTCACGGCTGGCGCAGCTGGCACGGGATCGACCGGCACATGCTCGAGCGGAGGCGCAGGCGGCACCGGCTCGACCGGAACCGGCAACCGCGGCGGTGGCGGCGGCGGTGGCGCGGCCGGCATCAGCGGCACCGGTAAGGCTGGCGGCAATGGCGCGACAGCGTTCCGCTCGGGATCCGGCGGCGGCGGATCGAATGGCGGATCGAGCACGGCTGGCGGTACCGCAACCTCGGATACGGCCGGTGCCAATGGCGGCTTGAACAATGCTGGAGCCGGTGCGGGTGCGGGATCGGTCAACGGCGTATCGGCGGCAACCAACGGTATTAACGGCGGCGGCGGCGGCGGCGGCACGCAAGGCTCGGCCGTATCCGAGGGCGACGGCGGCGATGGTGGAACCGATACATCACTGTGCGGCGGCACGATGGGCTCTGGCGGTGGCGGCGGTGCATCCGATGCCGGCGACATTCCGGGCAATGGCGGCCAAGGCGGCGGTGGCGCCGGCGGCGGTTCAACATCGGCGCTCGGAAGTAATGGGGCAGGTATCGGCGGCGACGGCGCGATCTGCATAGCATGGACTTATTGAGATGAGAAAAAGGGCGATCTCCCTCCTATGCGGCATCAGTGCAGTCGCGTTGATCAATACGGCCGCAGCGGCCAGCCCGCACCTTCCTGGCTATCATGGCGGCATCATCCAGTCGTTCGGCCAGCCCGATACGACGCCTACGCCCACGCCGACGCCTACCCCTACGCCAACGCCCGGCGTGCCAGTGCTCACGCCCGGATCGGCAACCGTTGGATCATGGGGCCCGACGACGGTGCCAGGCGTTGTCGGCAGTGGCGATAACACCGAAGTCATCATGCAGTGGGATATGGTGCCGCGGCAGGGCGTGACGGCCACCGATAACCGGGTTTGCGTCTATGCCTGGCACAAGCCGAACGCGGCCGAATATGCGATCGGCATCAAGAACGCCATGACCAAGGTGACGTTTCAGGCTGACAATGGAACGGCGGTCGACGTCACGACCCAAACGACCAATAATCGAACGAACGGCACCGTTCCGGAATATTGCGTCGATCTCGCGCAAGGATCCTATGGCACCAATCAATTTACCGAGCTCCGCGCTACTGGAATTCCGACCAATGGCCAGCCGGTCGTGTTGCAGGGGCCAGATGACGGCATTGAGAATCTTTACCAGAACAGCACCGCCAAGGGCCGCTTTTCGCTTTTCCTGACCGCGAATTATAGCCCGACGCGCTATTGGGTAGGCGGGACCGGCGTCGTTGTCAGCGATAGCAACAGCTGCCTCGATAGCGCGCACCCCTGCGCCACCGTCATCGGCGCCCGCGACAAGATCACGTCGAACTTTCAAAATCAGGAAGTCTGCCTGCAGGAGGGCAAGTGGAATCTCAACCCGAACACGGTAACGACCTATAAGACGGTCTCAACCGGCTGGTGGACGATTACTGCCTGCCCGGGGGCTGCCAAGGCGAACACGATCATCAACAGCTGGGGCGACAATAGAGGCGCCTATGTTCAATATACGCATTTCAGGAACTTGACGATCGCTGGCCCGCACATGGTCAATGCGAGCGCCACTTCGAACAATAATGCCATCTGGATCGACAACACGGATTGGATCGCATCGGCCACCTGCGGCACCGGCGGCAGCGGTGCGGGAACGACCGCATGCGATTATCCGATCAATGTCATCGGCGGTCCATTCAAGGGCGGCACATATTGGACCGATGCGTCTATCGGCAGCATCTTCAACGCTCAAAACAAGATCGCGCTCGGCCGCAACTATACGGTCGACGGCATCAACGCCGATAGTTTCCAGAATGCTTTCGTCGTGTTGAATGCAACCGTTCGGAACGTCGTTTATTGCTGCGGTGCTCACCCTGATTTCAATCAGATGACCAATCTGCCGGCGGTCTATAATCACATCATGGCCTATATCACGGCCACCGATCACGTTACACAGCAAGGGATTTTCCAGTCCTGCACGCCATGTTCGCCGATCACGAATGCGATCTACACGCACATCACTTTCAACGGCGGAGCGCAGGCAAACGTCTATAATGCGCTTAATTTGAGCCAGGGCGCCGACAACGTAAATCTGACCGAAAACAACCTGTCCGATAAGGCGGGCGCCATTCTATCAAGCGGCGTTTTCACCAATGGCTATTTCGCCGACAATATCTGCACGCTCGGCGCGGGCGGCATCGGTACTCCGTCTGGATGGACGATCAGGAATTCAGCATCATGCCAGTAGACCGGCCCGAGAACTGGAACGCCGATCACCTGCCACCGCTTAATTGCGCTGGCTGCACGCTTTGCTGCCATAGCGATACGATCTTTTTGACGGAGCAGGACAATCCCACCTTTCTGCGCACCCAGATGGTGAACGGCCGCCTGGCCGTGCGCAAAGGCAAGGATGGCAACTGCACCTATCTTGAGGCCGGCGGCTGCAAATTGCACCACTCGCAAAACAAGCCTTTCGTCTGCCGCGTCTATGATTGCCGGGTGGACTATCAGCGATCGCTGAAAGAGCGCGGTCGCGCGATCAGGCTCAATGCGCCGTTCGTGCGCCACGGCAAGAAACTCCTGGATGCGGAAGGCGTCGGCATGCCGGTCACCAAGGCGGATTCCACAAGCCGACATTAAGATGATAGGGAGGGCTGATGAGCACGAATGTCCCCGTTCCCTCGCTAGGTCCGCAGGGGTTCGTTGCGCCATCTGAAGCCGATATCATGGCCGGCGTCTGGGCAGATTTCCAGGCGGCGTTCGGCGGCAATCTTAACGAGGCGCTCGACACGCCCCAGGGGCAGCTGGTTTCGTCGCTCACCGCGATCATCGGCGCCTATAACGATCTCCTGCTCTACTACAGCAACCAGACCAATCCCGACTTTGCTTCGGGTCGCATGCAGGATGCGATCGGCCGGATCTACTTCCTGGATCGAAACCCGGCAGAGTCGACCGTCGTCACGGCCACGCTCACTGGCCTGACCGGCACGGCGATCCCGGCCGGATCGCTTGCGCTCGCCGCGGACGGCAATATTTACTCGAGCCTTGCCGCCGCTTCGATCGGATCAAGCGGCACGGTCGATGTACAATTCGCATGCGTCGTGCCTGGGCCCATCATTTGCCCGGCGGGCACGCTCAATGCGATCTACCGCACTGTGCCGGGCTGGGATGCTATCACGAACAGCACCGATGGCGCGGTCGGCCGCGACGTCGAAAGCCGGGATGCATTCGAGATCCGGCGGGCGGCATCGGTGGCACTCAATTCGGCCGGCACGCTGCCGGCGGTCCGGGCGGCCGTACTTAATGTCGACGGCGTGCTGGATGCCTATGTGACCGAAAACCCGACCGCCTCGCCGGTCACCGTGGGCGGAATCTCGATCGCCGCGCGCTCGCTCTATGTCGCCGTGGCTGGCGGCGTGCCGGCGGACGTCGCCAAGGCCATATGGTCGAAAAAAAGCCCAGGCTGCGGCTATACCGGCAACACGACCGTGGCGGTGCAGGATACTAACAGCGGATATCAGACGCCATATCCGAGCTACAATGTCACTTTCCAGACCGCCGCATCATTGCCGGTGATCTTCGCGGTGCAGATCTTCAACAGTGCCACGGTGCCGGCCGATGCATCCACCCAAATTCAGAATGCGATCATTGCGGCGTTCGCGGGCGAGGATGGCGGAGATGCCGCAGCGATCGGATCGACCGTATTTGCCAGCCGCTTCTATGCCGGCATCGCGTCGCTGGGCGGCTGGGCGCGGATTGTCAGCATCCTGATCGGATCGCCCAACGCGCCCGCGGCGTCGGTTACCGCCTCGATCTCAGCCACGGTCATGACGGTAACGTCCGTCGCGAGCGGCACGCTTGCGGTAGGCCAGACCTTGACCGGAAGCGGTATCCTGGACGGGACTGTCATCACCGCGCTCGGATCGGGCACGGGTGGCATCGGAACCTATGCCGTGAGCAAATCGCAGACCTTCGCCAGCGGTTCTATCAAGGCTGTGCTACCGACGCTCAATGACTTGACCGCGCATATCGATCAGATCCCGACGATCGCCGCTGACAATATCAGCGTAACGCTGGTCTAGGCTCATGCAGGGGTTCGACGCACTCGGCCGGCTTGCACTTGGCGAGGCCGGCAAGGCGCAGGCAGTCCAGCCCACCGCCAGCAACCAATTCGATTGGTTCGCGACCGTCATCAGCCAATATGCGAACAGCGATATCCTTGTCGGCCTCATTGAAAACATGGCGGACTATCTAAACGCCAACGCCGATATGGAGCTCTTTTTCAATCTCATCTGGAATATCGACACAGCGCAGGGCTATGGCCTCGATATCTGGGGAAAGATCATCGGCGTGCAGCGCGTCATTCAAGTGAGCGCGACTGATTTCTTCGGATATGTCGAGCAGACCGAGGCGGAAGGTTTCGATATCAACCCGTTCTATTCGGGCGATCTTCTCACGAACAATTTCGCGCTTTCGGATACGGCCTTTCGGCGGCTGCTATTCGCCAAGGCGCTGGCCAATATCTCCGATAGTTCGATCCCTTCGATCAATCAGATCCTGATCAATCTTTTTCCGGGCCACGGGAACGTCTATGCAACCGATGGGCTCGATATGACGATGACCTATACCTTCTCGACGCCACTAAGCGCGATCGAGCGGTCGGTTGTCGAGCAGAGCGGTATCCTGCCGAAACCGGTAGGCGTTACATTGACCATCGTGGATTAGGGACGGGATTATGCAATCTAGCGACGCACCAGGCAAAATGACGATCCCGTTCGCGAACGCCGCGAGCAGTTCATACAAGCGATCGGTTCCCGTTCTCTCGCAGATCGGCATTACCGATGGTGCTGCATCGCTGACCGATGGCTTTCCGCCGCTCACGGCCACGCCCAGGTCCTCGGGCGGCGTCCCGCCCGATATCAAGGATATGAATGGTATTTTAAACCAGATCACCGCATGGGACCGCTGGCACGCGGTGGGCGGCCAGGTGCTCTGGGACGCGCCTTATTCGATCGCGATCGGCGGCTATCCGGCTGGCGCATGCGTGCGATCGTCGACGCCAGGCAATGCGCGGCTGTTTTGGTACAATACCGTCGAGAACAACACGACCAATCCCGATGCCGGCGGCGCCAATTGGGAAAAGCAGGGCATGCCGACGATCGGCGCCGACTATCTCAAATATCCCGATGGCCTGGTCGATCAATGGGGCGTCTATGACACGCACACCACGACCGAAGCCGTCGTGCCGATCACCTTTCAGGTGCCGTTGACGACAACCAGTTATCATGTGCAGCTTACGGCCCAGATCGCCAGCGCCGGCCTTGTCTTCGATTGCTGGGTGCAGGTAATCAGGGGCTCGAAAAGTACGACCGGCTTTAGCGTGCAAATCCAAAGCTCGGGATCGTCTCAGAACCTGGACGGTTTCGAATGGCGCGTCGTCGGAAGGTAATCGACATGCTGACTGCACGCTTCTATCGCACCTTCCGCGAGCGTTACCCTGAATTCATCATGACCGCCGTCCAACTGTGTTGGGGCATCAATGCATGGACTGACGCTCTGAACACCGATGTGCCGCGGCATATATTCGACGGGCCATTTTACGGGCCGCTTCAACAGATCATGCCGCAGATGCAATGGGGCGTCTATGCGACATCGATCGGCTTCGTGCGCGCGTGCTGCCTGATCATCAACGGATCGCGTCCACGCGGATCGGCGACGCTGCGCGCGTTCGGTGCGTGGCTGTCGACAATCTTCTGGCTTGGTCTGCTTTACGGAGCTTTGCGGCTGCCTTGGAATTCAAATGCGGTTTATTCCTACGGCGGTCTTTTAGCTTTTGATATCTTTGCGCTATTCTTCGCGGCGAAGGACGCCCGCTCAGCGTTCGATAATGCTCGCGAGGCAAAGGTGCATGGATACAACTGACCCGGCATACTGGATTGGAGCTTCTATCGGCACTGCCCTGATCGGCCTTTGGTCTGCGCTCCGCAAACCCCCGCAAAAGCCAAGGGGAGATGCCGAAGTGCTCGCGATGACGATCATGGAGCGACAAATCTTCCTCGATCTGATGACGACGGTGCGCGCGCTGGATGGCACGATGCGCGTTCTGATCGAATATCTTGAAGAGGCGAAGCAGGCGCGCCACGACGAACAGGTCGCGCGCGATGCGATTGCGCGGCATCGGCGGGGCGATCCGCCTATCTAGTGGAATGGTGCTTTCGCTGATATAGATTGCCGCCATGAGCGAAAACAGCCGATCGATCGATGATCTCGATCCCCGCGTGCAGCCCATGGCAAAGGCGCTGATCGCGGCGGCTGCAGGCGAAGGCATCCGCCTGATGGTCACACGGACCTATGCGAGCATCGCCTATCAGAACATGCTCTATTCGCTCGGGCGAACGCTGTTCACGAACCCCTTGACCGGCCAGAAGTACAAGCGCGGCGAGACGGTGACCAACGCCAAAGGCGGCGACAGCTGGCACAATTGGCGGCTGGCGTTCGACGTCGTTCCGCTGAAAGACAACGGGACGGCCGATTGGGATAGCGTCAGTCCTGCCGCGATCAGGCGCTGGCATCGGATCGGCCAGCTTGGAAAAGAATGCGGGCTCGAGTGGGGTGGAGATTGGCACAGCATAGTCGACCTTCCGCACTTCCAGGCGACGTTCGGTAATTCACTGGCAGCGATGAAAAAGGGGGCAGTATGAGCGATCAGACAGAACCGGCGCCGAGCTATGTTGAAAAAAGCCCGACAAAAGATCAGGGCGGTGCGCTGTTGCGCGATGCGCTGATCGTCGTAAGCGTGCTGCCCGCTTTGACGGCGGTTCTCGGCACGCGTGACGTCGGTCAGATCGTCGCCTTTCTGCAATCAACGCAATTCGCGCCAGCGCTGGGCGTGCTGGTGCTGGTCGGCACCAGCATCTGGCGCCAGATCGTCACCCGCCGCAAGAAAAAGGAAGTCATCGCGGTTGCGAACAGTCCTGGCACAACGCCCGTTCTGACCTCATCCGAAGCCAAAGCCGAGGGTTTGAAATGAAACATGCATTGATCATCACCGCAGCGGCGCTGGCGCTCGCATCTTGCGAGCCCGGCGATGTTACCAACACCGCCTCGAATGTGGCTGTCGTTGCCGGCCAGGTCGAACTGCGCGCGACGACGGCGCTGTCGCTGGCAGAACTCGCTTATAATAGCGCGGAGGCGGCGGCAACGGCTGCGCTGCGCAGCCGCCATCTCAGCGAGGGCCAGGTGCAGCAATTGGCCGACGCCATGCGCGCCGCGCGTGCTTATCGCAATGAGGCTCGAGCGCTCGTGGCCGCTGGCCAGGATGCATCGGCGACGCTCGAGTCTCTCAGCCTGACCATCAATTCTATCACGCTGATCACAACGACGTCGGGAGGGAATTGACCATGGGCGTTTCAGCCGTCGAGATCTTGAACGATATCGGGCTCGTGTCCGATCTGATCGCCAAGATCACCACCAACATCGCGGCCGCCAAGGGCGTGCTGTCCGCATCCGAACTGGCCGACGCGAAGGCCAAGCTGGCGGCGATCCAGGCGCAGGGCAATGCGCTCGACGCCGAATTCGATGCAGCCTTGGAGGAAGCCACGAAATGATGCGCCGTTTCCTAGCGATCGCATGCCTGGCGCTTAGCTCGGCATCATTTGCCGCCACGCCGGTCACCTTGCCGGTCGCAAAGGATGCTGCCGGCAATTACGTGCTGGCCACGCCGATCATTCCGCTCAATACCGACAACAGCGTGATCGTCGGCGCCGGCGGCGGTACTGTTCAGATCGACCAGACGACGCCAGGCACGACCAACGGCGTCGTCGTCAATTCCGGCGCGGTGACCGCGACCGGCAACGTCGCCAGCGGCGCGACCGATAGCGGAAATCCTGTTAAGATCGGCGCGAAATATAACGCGACCTTGCCGACGTATACCGATGGCCAGCGCGCGGAACTGGCGGTCAACGCCAAGGGCAGCTTAATTACTGTGCAGACAAGCGGCGTCGCTGGTGCTGACGCACAAGGAAACGGCACGCTTGCGGCGCCGATCGTTTCGAGCGGCTCGACCGCGACCATGATGGGCGTCGGTAATTACCTGTTCAACGGCACGTCATGGGACCGCGTGAGGGGCGACACTACGAGCGGGACTTATGTCGGGGGCGCTGTTGCATCGGGAGCGGCGGACAGCGGAAACCCGGTAAAGGTCGGCGGCAAGTATAACGCCACGGTGCTTCCGACGTTCAGCGATGGCCAACGGACAGACTTCCAAACGACCATCCGCGGCCTGCTCAGGGTCTATCTTCATGGAACCGCAGCCACTCCTGCGGATGCGCAATCAAACGGCCTTTCAGCTGGCATCAACGGCGAAGGCGATCTCGGTAACACCCGCGCCCTGACGATCTATCCCTTCGTTTTCAACGGCAGCACCTGGGACCGCGCGCGCGGCGACGTCAACGGCACCGCAGTGCAATCCGCCCCGAGCGCCAACTTTTGGAACTATGCCGCAGCCTCCGGCGGCATCACGAACACCACGACCGCAGTCACCATCAAGGCCGCCGCCGGCGCTGGCGTGCGAAACTATCTCAAGACGCTGCAGCTTTATGCCGACGCTCTCGGCACTGCGACCGAAATAGCGATCCGCGATGGCGCGGCCGGCACGGTCCTATGGCGCGGCAAGATCGGCACCGGCGGCCTTACCGCTGGCCAAGCGATCACGTTCGATCCGCCGCTTAAGGGCACCGCCAACACGCTGATGGAATTCGTGACGCTGACTGCCACCACGACCGGCGCGGTCTATGTCAACGCGCAGGGCTATACCGGCTCATAACAGGAGGTTTCGCGATGATGAAATTTGTTCGGGCCCTGGCGATCGCGCTGGGGCTTTTTGCTTTCGTGCCGGCATCGGCTGCATCGACCGCCACAAGCTCGAGCGGATTACTCACCCTCCTGATGAATGCCCGGGGCGGCGAAACGATATTGCTGGCGCCTGGCGGCTATAGCCTGAAGATGGGCAGCAAGGTCTATTCCAGCCCGGTAATCATCGTTTCGGCCGACCAGACGCACCGCGCCTCGATCGGCTATATGAAGCTGACCTCTGTGTCAGGCTTGACCTTCCGGCAGGTCAATTTTTCCCGTGGATCGGTGCCGGCCGGCGTCGACGTGAATTCGCAGACGATCGCCATGGGCGTAGGATCGAGCAACCTAAGCTTCGATCATGTCTATGTGCATGGCTCGCTTGATGGCAACGCGCGCAACGACGCGGTCGGCCTGATCTTCAATGGCGGCAAGAATATCGCCGTCACGAACAGCCGCTTTCAGCAGCTAGGCCGCGCAGCGCAGTTCTTCGGCATCAGCAACGTGAACATATCCGGCAACGACGTGCGCGAAGTTCGCACCGATGGTTTCGACTTTTCGGCGGTTGTTGGCGCCAGCATTGATAGGAACTTTTTCACCAACTTTCAGCGCGTTTCGACCGATCACCCCGACGCGATCCAGTTCCAGACGGCCGGCAGCACGAAGCCATCAACCGATATCGTCATCACCAACAACGTGCTTCTGCCTGGCGTCGGAAACGGTACGCAGGGCATCTTCATGCGTGATGAAGTTGGATCGCTACCCTACACCCGCGTGAAGATCGCGAATAACATGCTGGTTGGCAACGGCATGGAGAACGGCATTACCGTGAGCAATGGCCGCGATCTGACCGTAAGCGGCAACAGCGTGCTTTCGCCGATCGACGGTGATCTGTTCTGGATCCGCATCGGCACGATCGCCGGCACGAAAACGGTCACCGGAAATATCGCCATGAAGGGCGGCCAGAAGACGCCGCAACAGGTGATGACCGCCGCCCAGCTATCGCTGCTCACCTTGGCCAATGTGGCGAAGATTAAGGATGCGGCGCAGCTGGCGGTGGCAGGAATCGGATATCAGCCGCAATAGTCATTGCTCGACAAGACGCACCTTTCGCATCTTCCACATATCTCGGCGCGCCCGTGCTTCGGCCTGGGCGTGCGCGATCTCCCGGCCTTCGGTCACATCGGGTTCGCTTGAGCGCCGGCGATCAGCGCGGAAGTTTCTAAGCTCGGCCGGGTGAATCACTTTTCTTCCGCTCAACCGAGATGCGGCCGGCCATGAACGCATCGACCATTTCGTCTACACCATAAGCAGGCACGTCGTTAGGGTGCTCGCCATGTCGCTCTTCGGCATAACTGCGCAGCCATTCGAGAGCGATTTGCTCGACGTCTTTCTCACCTGCGATGCGGGCGTTCCAGGAATCGGCGCTGAGATACCCCTGATCATTTAGGCATTGGCCACCAAATAGTGCATGCTGCGAGCACAGCCAGATCGACGTTTCGTTCGCAAGGATGCCGTTTGCTGGGAATGTCTCCACCCGGCAAGGTGCGCCGCATTCTCGGCAAGGCTCCAGCGTCACCCCCTCGGGCGGCAGGGGCGTGGGATTGGCGGTCATGGCAATACGCGCGAAACAGGAAGCTCGCTATGCGACCAATTCGGGCCGCCTCGCCCATCGGTCACCTTTTCCCAGCCGCTTCCATCCTCGTTATCGAGATAGAATTTCGCGCCGCCATAGGTGACCTCGACCGCCTCGCGTTCCTGTCCTTCAAACGCGGCACACCACCAGGTGGGGCGTGGCGATTTGCCGACGATGACGCGGACTATGCGGGCCGGCGTGGGCTTAAAATTCCAATAGGTTATCGTCATTTCTTCCCCTTTCGGGCTGGCTTAAAGCTGGGCTTATCTGCGCCGGTGAACGCCGGCCGGATATCGAGCTTGCGCCGCGGCATCGGCACCCGATCGCCAATCTTGAGATCACGAAGCGCTGGATCGGCCTCCAGCTGCCTTAGAGCTTTCTTGATTCCTGGCGTGGACGGCCAGCGCCGATCGTCGATCTTTGGCTCCGGATCGTCGAGCGCCCGCCATTCGGCCTGCATGACCGGCGTCACGTATCGCATGCCGCCGGCGTCGATGTTGCGCTGGCGGCAATAGCCCCAATCTCGGCAGGCCGTGGGCGCGTAGCAGTGACCGCCCCTTGCATCATGGAGGCACTTCACCGCCGGATCCCCGCGTCGCCGTAAAGCGAGATCCAGCCGCGCCGGCCGTCCGTATCCGGATTGAGCTTTGCTGCCAGCACCAGGTCGACCGTTTCCTCGATCCGCTTGATCGCCGCTTCGTCGTTCGCCTCCCAAAATTGGGCAGCGAAGTTCCCAGGCGTGAGGCGATATTGCATGCCGCTGGCGTCGCGGACCATGGCGGCGCGGTCGTGCTCTGGCTGCAGCGCGAACAGCCAGAATTCATATTGTGCGCCTGGCACATAGATATGCGGATCCGGCAAACCATCGACTGAACGCAAGTGGATCATCGTCAACACATAGCTATGCCAGAACGGATGGGCCCAGGCCGCCTCTATGATCCATTGCGCGAGCGTGCCGCCCAGGGGCACGCCTCGAGCTGCAGCGCCTTCCAGGTCGACCTTCCAGGCTTTGCCGTAATCGTCGCATCGATCTGGTGGCGGCATGATTTCGGTCATTGAGCTTTCTCCGGTTCGGGAACGTCGGGCGTGAATTCTGGATGCTTCGTTGCCATGTGCTGCGCCAGCTTGACGAAGCTCCGATTGCAGCATGGGCATAGGCCGGCCTTGGCGCGCTTCGTGATGCGGCTGGCAAATCCCTTATAGCCGTTCGCTCGAGCGCGCTGATGCTCGGCTTGCTTGCGCGCTTCGTTCGCATCATCGCGCCACATGGCGATGTTCTGTTCGGCGCGCTGGCGCAGGCGGCGCTCCTCCTCGAGCTGTTGCCTCAACCGGGAGGCTTCGCTCGGTTGCTGTGAATAGCACTGCGCATGCCCGTTGATGCAATAGAACGTGCGATGATCGGCGCGAAATAGTTCATCCCACGATTTCGGCATCCACATCGCCACCTCGCACCTGATGCAAGGGTAATTCACCATTTCGGGCAGTGCGGCCACTACGCCAAGTGCTCCACGATGCCGGCCTTCGTCATGATCGCCTTGGCGCGCAGCGCGCCTTTCACGCACGCGCCGCGGCGGGAATAGCCTTTGAGCCCTTCGGCGATCACTTCGCCTTCATCGTCGATCAGATCCCAAAACCAGAGCGGTGCGGCATCATCGGCGGCCTTGCGTTTGCGAACTTGGATCATAGCAATGAGAACTCCCTCTGTGGATCGGCGCCGTCTTTCTTCAACAGCGATTTGATGGCCCGGTCGCGGGCGTCGTGGTAGGATTCGCGATCGCGCTTGACGTTGCGCCAGGTTGCCCAGACTTCATCGCGCAAGTCCTTCGGCACCTTGTACCAATGCCGCTTGCACATGAGTTGATCCGATTTGACCGATTTTCGGCAACCGGGAGCGGCGCAATCATGCATGAGTGTTCACCTTTCCCCGCGCGTTTAGGCCATTGATGCGCTCGCGTAATTCCGCGCGCTTGATCAAAACGGCGCTGGCGATACGACAACCGGGTGCGATCCGCTGATCGCCGGGGAATTGTGCAAAAAGGATTGCTTGTTCCCGCTTCACCCTCAGATACGGCACCATCCTAGTGGCAAGGTTTACCGCTTTTTGGCCGTGTATCCGGACAGAGAATTGGTCCCGCCATCCATCATTTTTGCGCTCAACCTGGCAAAGCGCGGCACCCAGCAAATCGCCAAGCCACGCCAAAACATCGCGTGATGTCATACTGATGCTAATGGCTGGATGAAGGCCGCCCGCATGCTTGGCTATGAATAGTGAACCTTCGCCATCAATGAGCCCAGCGATATAGGCGCATTCGATTTCGGTAAGCTTTGCAACCGGGCATGGCTCACACATTGCAATCCGCTTCGCACGAATGCGTTGATATCGCGCCTTGTCTTGCTGCCGCTTTACTTCTCGCGCTGCGCTAGCATCAGCCATCGGCCTGGCCTCCGCTTTTGGCGGCCAAGGTGATGATCTCGTGATTGCGCGTCTCCGCGAAATCGGCGATCTCATCGCCTCCCTTGACGTCATCTTTCCATAGGCGCGCTTCGATGATCTCGAAGGCTTCGGCATCGTGATATTCGCGATGTCCGATCGCTAAGGCTTCCTCGCGCGTGCCGGCGTCGAATGAATAGGCGTCGTCATCTACGACGCCGATCCACCATATCCATTTGCCGTCCTTTGCGGCGTCGCCTTGGGCTGCGCGCCATAGGCTGAGGATCTTTTCGTGCTCATCCTCCCATTCGCCCAGACGGTAGATATCGGTAAGCAGCTGCTCGATAACGGCGTGCGTTTCAGGCCGAAGCCCGACAAACGGGTTTTGAGCGTCAGCCATTGGACGTGCTCGCTTTGATCTCGAGGATGCGGAGGCGCACATATTCGCGCAACTCGGCCGCGTCCTCGTCGACCAAGCCGGGCTCGATCCGGTTGAAGGCCGAATTGATGTTCGGGATATTGGTGTCGCAGCCATCGATTTCGGCCTTGGCACGCTCCAGCGGACTTACATCGACTGCCTCTGAGCCATTTTCCGGCCCGCTGGGCGCGTCGGGCGCTTTTTGGCTATCCGTGGCCGCAGGGGTGTTGCTTTGCTCCTGCGCACCCTGTTTCTGGCCGCCAGCGTCGATGATTTCGCCGGTCTGCGGATCAAAGCTCTCTTCCGGCGCTTGCTTGGGCGGTCGGCCACGCCTTTTCTTGTCGGCCGCTGGTGCGTCGGTTTGCGCGCCGGCCGCCAGCTGATCGTTGCTCGGGATGACCGCGCCGCCTTCCTCGTCTTCGTCATGGGTTTCGAGCAACAGCGGATCGTCGGGCAGGGCCATGCCGAGCGCGGCGGCTGCGCTACGGGCTGATGTCAGTTCGTCGGTTTCGCTATCGGTCAGGATATCGCCCGACATCGGCAGCGTCTTCGAATGGCGGCGCATCACGGTCTTTTTCGCCATCTCGGCAAAGTCCGTCACCCAGGGCCCCTTGGGCGGGATGGGCTTATCCTTATTCGGCCCATATTGATAAACCCGACCAACGGCGCCGGTCTGACTGCGCTGGCGGATGCGGTCGATTTCGAACCGCCGCATCACTTCATAGGATTTCGAGCCATCCGCATAGGTCGCGATCGAATAAGCGCAGATGATTTCGCTATCTTCGGTTTCTTCCAAGGTTAGATCGAAGAGCGGGCGGTGCTTGAGCACCGCATCGGTGCCTTCCTCATATTCGAAATACCCTTCCGCGTCTTCCTTCCGATAGACGACGTTGCACTTGATATCCTTGACCTCGCCCGACTGCAGGATTTTCTTGCGCAGGCCGTAGACCATCACCATCGGCTGGACGATTTTGTATTCGTGCCAGTTGTTTGTCGTCTTATCGAGCCGGCGCTCTTTGAAGATCACCAGCGCGGCCTCGCGCTTGTCGGGCAGCACGCCGTCCTGGGCCAGCCGCATGCACGCGAGCAGGAGCGATCGCCGATCGGCAAAGAGCAGATCAGGATCCGCCTGGATGGCGGTGATGACCGTGCGCTGGAACTTCTCGACGCTGATATGCGCCGGCAGCACGTGCTGGAAATTGACCGCTCGCTTCGCAAGATCCTGTTGCACGGACGCGATCGAATTCGGGCTATATTGCTGGACTTCATTGGCCACGTTTAATTTTTCCTTCCTCGGTTGAGGGACTGATTGTTAAATCAGGACCGGGTTCATCTTCTCGTAAATCTGGCGGATGATCTCGCAGACCGGCCCGGCCCGGTAGCCGATGTCTTTGGCCTCGCCGAAGAAATGCAGATAGGCTTGGCCGAGCGTCGGGTTTTTCCATTGCTTGCCGCCGCGGCCGCTTGATGGGATCCGGCAATGGCTGGCCGATTCCTGCATCACGTCATAGACCGGGATCGGGTTTTCCCAATCTTGCTTGAGCACCCGCGCCGCCATTATGCGGAGCATGCGAATGTCAAACGCGACGTTAAAGCCGACCAAGCGATCGGACGCCGCTATTTCGCGTAGGATCGTATCAATTGCTTGATCAGGATATACACCCTCCATCGCGCATTTTTCTTGATCCAGCCCGTGCAATGCCGCGGCATCGGCGGCGATGGCAATTCCATTGTCAAGAATACATTCGTTGGTAATGCCGTGCTGGCCATCCCAAACTTGGTAAGCAAGCTCGACAATGACCGGCTGCGATGGATCCTCGCTCGGCATCCGCCAATTGGGCAGGCCGGACGTGGCGGTTTTCAGAAATACGATACGCATATTCTTCCTTTCAAAATGGCAGGCATTCGCAGAGCGAATTGAGTTGCTTGCACGTTGGGCAATGATCAGGATTTGCGGCGGTGAATTCGGCATCTGATTGTTGTTTTTGGTAATTGTCTGATGGGCACCAGCGACCGCACCTATCGTCGGCATCAGTCATCGGCCACTGGCCTCGCGGGATGCCGAGCACGAACACGGGGGGATTGACGATGCAGCGGCTAAGCTCTCCGGCCGCATCGTTCACGGAAGTATCCCACCAATGGCAGGTCGAGCATTTTTCGTCCGCGATCGCCACGGCTTTCACTGGATCCTCAAGCTGACGTCATCTTCGATCGTGACGCCCGGGATTTCGGTCTGGCCGGCATTCACCAGCTTTTGGACCGCCTTCTGGATGGCCTCCTGCACCGCCGGGACCGTCTTCACCGATTTGAAAGCCTTCGTGTAATCGGTGATGACCGCCACCTTTTTCTTGGCGGTGGTAGCGAGCGCGCCGAGATCGGAGCGAACCGATATCTTATCGGGCACCGCCTCGCGCGCGGCCGGCACATAGACATGCGCTTCCGGCTCCCGGTTTTCTTCGGCGGCCTTGGCAAGTTCGGCGATGCGGGCTTGCTCGGCCTCGCGCTGCGCGGCCGCCGCTTCGGCCTCGCGCTTGCGCCGCAGCGCTTCCTGTTGCCGGACATAGTCCTCGCTCATTTTGCGCACCTTCGCGTGCGCCGGCGAAAGGTCGATCACGATCGTTTTCGCCATATCGTCGACGGCCCGGCCGGCCTCGAGATAAGGTTGCTTGACCGCCTTCCTGGCATCCTCGACGTGCGCCTCGCAGGCGCGCATCTGGCGGATGGTTTCGGCGCACCGCGCCAGCTCGTTATCGCTGGTGCAGGATGCGCGCTCGGCCGCGCCGATCAGATCCGTGATGCGCCGGCGTAAGCCCTGCACCTGGTCGATCGCATCGTTGAAATCGCCGCGGGCCATCTCCTCGAGCGTGGCGTTCCGGCTATTGTCGCCGATGCCGGCAACCGGCTGCTCGAGCGGCTTGGTAGTCTCGAATGGTTTAGGCACGAAAATTCCTCCTCAGAATAAAAGCGGTGACTCGCTCGGCGACAAAGGTTTGCGCGGATCCGCGATGGCGGCGTGGCCATTTTTCTCGCCCCATTTAGCGAGCCCGATCAATTCGCGGGCGCGTTCCTCGCTGATCGGCTCGCCGGCGCACATCGGCCATACCGTGCCGATATCGGCCCACTTGCCATTGACCTGGGCGTTCCATCTGGGCGCGCGATCCATCTCCTCGCCCGTCCAGGGCTCAAGCGGCGGCCCGTGCCAAATCCGGACCGCGCAAAGCACACCGTAGCGGTTGAACTTCATCGCGTAATAGCCGGCGATCGGCGTATCCGCGTCGATCATAGCGACGCATCCAATTCGTCGAGAGCAATGCGAAGCTCGGCAATGCGCCGCTTTGTGGTTGCACGCAGACGATCACCGGGTTGCCAGTCACCCCGGTATGGCTTCCAATCCCGCGTCAGATTGTGCGCGATCATCTGAACCTGCAAAAGCAAGCCTTTGCGCGATTTCGTGCGGGGCCTCATTGCCAGAGCGCTGCGACGATGACTAGAACGACCATGAACAGGCCGAGCGCAACAGCGATGCGCCACATGATCTCCCGCGCCCGTTCAATCTCGCGCTCGACCGCGAACTGATATTCGCGATCCGCATTGATTTGATGCTGGAATTGCCAAAACAGGTCATCCGCGTCCGGATCATATGCCCGTTCAACGCGGATGACCTGCCTTGTTCCACCTTCGATGGGCGACCCGAAGGCTCGGTGGATCCGATCGTCGAGATCGGATTCTGTGATGGGCTGGGGGCTGGGATTATTGTGCATGTCAGCGTTCCGTCCGCTCTTGATGGTGATTGCGTTCTTATTATAAAACGCATATCGGTTGCAAGACCAAATTATGCGTTTTGAAATTTTCGCAGGAGCCCATCATGAACTTCGTCCGCCGCGCCCGGGAAGCGCTCGACATGAGCCAGTCGACATTCGCGCACGAGCTCGGGATTACGCAAACGTCGGTTTCCCGGCTCGAGAATAACGGCAAAATCCGCCAACCGACCCGCATGGCCATCGAAGCGCTGCTCGCCAGGCACGGCAAAAAGGTGGCCGAGTGAGCCTCTATGACGATTTAGGGGTGCCGAAGGATGCAACTGCCGCCGAGATCAAGCGCGCGCATCGCCAGCGCGTCCGTAATTTGCATCCCGATGCCGGCGGCGATCGCGAGCAATTCGATCGCGTGCAGCAAGCATATGCTGTTCTGATCGACGCTACCAAGAGGGAGCGGTACGACCGCGTCGGCGATGGCGAGGATTACGAAAACCAGCGCCTCGATCACGTCGCGCAGATCATCCAGAAAGCCTTTGATGAGGCGGTCGCGGCTTCGATGCATTCTCTCGAGCGCGTCGATGTCGTTGCGTCGATGCGGTCGAATATTTCCAAGGAGCGGACAGCTAATCGCCAACAGATGAGCCAGGTGATGC